TATTACTAGGATAGCAAGATTAGACTCCCGATATATAGCTATATTGGGAGTTTTACTTTGTCTGGATTTATATGAATTTGTATGGATAACTAACATAAAACTAACGTACAACTAACAAATATTCTAGAGTAAATCTATAGCCCTTCTAAGTTGTTCTTCGTCTTTATGTGTGTATATACTAGCTGTAGTTGCGTAGTTAGCGTGGCCTATAATTTTTTGAAGTGCTACGGTATCAGCTCCTACATTACCCATCAATGTAGCAAATGTATGTCTACAATCATGGGGTGTATGCGACATGTTTAGCTGTACCATTATAGGTGTGAATTTATCACGGTAGTAATTTTTGTATTTTAATGGTTTACCCTTCTCGTTTTCAATTAAATATTTACCACCTATTCTATTTTCTATAAATCGGATTATTTTGTTACTTATTGGGATAATTCTATCTTTTCCAGCATCGGTCTTAATACCACCAACCATGATACGCTTTTCCAAGTCTACATTTTTACATTCCAAAGTTAAAAGTTCACCTATACGTAACCCAGAGTAAATCATTATGAGTATCGTGTCTACGTAGTCTATATCATTTACAACCTCGAATAATCGCCTTATTTCGGCTTCTGTGAAGATTTTTCTCTTATTACCTTCTGTATCCTTGCCTATGTCTAAAAATTGCGCGTAGTCCTTTGATACGATGTCATTTTCCATTGCGTATTTGAATAGCTGGCTACATAGACTTTTTATCTTCTGCTTAGTAGAATGGCTTTTATTACAATTCGATATTATTGTCTGCATATGATGTGTTTTAATTTCAACAAACTTCATACCATGGAGTGGCTCACATAAGGCAAAGGATGCTCTATATACATTTATACTGGACTTTGATATGTTATCGAATCTTATATCGCTGAATTTCTTGTATATCTCGGCAAACGTGATGTTTTGGGATTCTACATCATATGGATTTTGGTTAAATTCCGCTAGAGCTATAAGGGCGGCTTTTTTCGTCTCAAAATACCCTATTGTGTGATATAGTTGTTTTCCTTCACTATTCCAACCTATGGTTTTCCTAGCAATCCAGGGCCTTCTTCTATTCCCGGACAGCTTGTATACAGAGCCATACCCATTAGGTAATCGCATATTACCACTTCCTTCCTTGTAATATATTCCACGTGTAAATGTTGGAAATTAAATGATATAATAATTTTTAAGAACATGTGTTCTAATTCTAACTTAGGGGGATGAAAGTATGATAAAGTACATAGTTTTTCCAGAAGAATATCAATATGTGAAAAGAGTAAAAATAAACGGTATACTCTATATTAATGTAGGCTATACCGGGGGTAGTGATACTCTTACTATTCCTTTGTCAAAATATCTATTAACGTCTTGAGCTTCTCGGGGGAAATGTCTTTCTCCCGAGCGTACTTTGCTACTTCTATATAATCGTCTTGTGTTTCAGGTTCCACATCAACCTTGTCCATTTCTGAATCAGATACAAGAAATTCTAAAGGAACTTTTAACACTTCCGAAAGCTTATCCAATGTATTAATCGTTGGGTTTGTAACTTTGTTATTCTCTAAATCGCTCAAGTAGCCCAACGACACTCCTGAAAGTTCAGATAATTTATTTATGCTTATCTTTTTACTTTTTCTAATTTTCCTTATATTATCACCTAACAATTGTTCTACCTCCCTTCAAGATACTATGATAATACAAATAATGTTCAATGTCAACGAAAAAATTAAATATTCAAAGAGAAATTGTGATATTCGTTATAAAGAACATTAAATTGATTATATTCGGTTCAAATGAACTTATATAGAGTTTGTTCTGTGACAGCGAATATGGTATCATTCAATCATAGCGAACAACGAAAGGGGTGACGGAGTGAATAGGGTTAAGCATTTCCGTAGTGAAGCAGGGTTAACAATAAGGGAGTTATCCCATAAATCTAATGTTTCAATAGGCTATTTAAGTGATTTAGAGAATAACAAAGTTACAAATCCAACCAAATTCATTATGGAAAATATAGCCAGAGCTTTGGGGGTTACAGTACCCGAAGTATTCTATCCGGCAGAATAAAAGATAGTTGTTCTTTGACAATTGAATATAGACGACGACGGTTTGAGACGTCCAAGGGAGGTCAAAAGAAACCAATGAATGTAAAGAAGGAAGTGAGATTATGACAGTTAAAGAAGCCGCCAAGCTCTTGGGTAAATCAGAACAGTTCGTAAGAATCGGATTGCAGAGAAATATCCTACCATTTGGGACGGCGGTAAAAATGTCGTCACGTTTCACATATCACATTTCTGAACCGCTATTAATGAAATATTTAGGAAAGGGAGAGGTTGAAAAATGAAAATTTTAGGTCAAGATAGAGACGTATTGTTTGATACGCATGGAAACACGATTTGTTTCGATGAAGAGATAAATGACGTTGTTGGTTTTCTAGGTTTTAATTTTTATGGCGTTTACGCGTCAGGGCTTAAAGTGTTACTTGGTACTTATGATGATGAAGATGAATGTTTCAAAGTTATAGGTGCTATGAAACTAGCTGTGGAAAAAGGCAAAAAAGTATTTGAAATGCCGGACTTTAGCAATTACGTGCTTACCGGGTTTGTTGGGAAAAATTCGGATTTTATAAAAAAGTTAAGGGGGATTGAATTGCGTGACTAGAAACGAGATAGTTGAGAAAATCAAAAACGGCGACAATTTACAAGGTATCGATTTAACCGATGCTAATCTGCGATATGTTAACCTACGGGATGCTAAATTACCAAATACCAATCTACGAGATGCTGACCTACGAGATGCTAATCTACGAGATGCTGACCTACGTTATGCTAATCTACGAGATGCTGACCTGCGTTATGCTGACCTACGAGATGCTGACCTACGAGATGCTGACCTACAAGGTGCTGACTTACAAGGTGCTAAATTACCAAACACTAACCTACAAGGTGTTAGCCTACATTATGCTGACCTACGAGATGCTGACCTACGAGGTGTTGACCTACAAGGTGCTGACCTACGAGGTGCTGACCTACGAGGTGCTGACCTACGAGGTGCCAATCTACGATACACCAGTTTACAAAACGTCGATTTGCAAAATGCTAACCTACGAGGTGTTGATTTCGATTTTTCAAGTTGGCCGCTTTGGTGTGGGAGCCTCGGTGTTAAAGTCGATAAGAGGATAGTAGCACAGTTAGCTTATCATTTTTGTGATTTGGATTGTGATGATGAAGAGTATAAAAAGGTTAGAAAAGTACTACTTCCTTTAGCTAATCGATTCCACCGGGTTATCGAGTGTGGGGTGTTGAAGTGAAAATATGGGAGTGCGTGACTGTGATATTGGTTTGGTTATTTTGTACACCTTTTGGCTGGGTAGGGTTATTTTTATTGTATCTCATAGTGAAAGGGTGAAGAATACATGAGTGAGTTTGACAAGGTTTTGCAAGACTACCAAATTGCTTTCCAAAATTTGCAATACGCAGATTCTGGGTATATAGACGCCGCTATCTATGATTTCAATGCGGCAGAACAAAAATTACAAAATTATATTAGGGAGGAAAAGAAAAATGGAAATGAAAATTGTAATCGAAGCGAAAGGGCTAGAATCCGCTATATTAGCACTGGCGAAAGCCTTAGAAAAAGAGGGTAAAACAGTAGAGATTATAAAACCAACCACACCGGAAGCGATGGAGGAGTTTTTAGCGCAAATACAACCACTGTATTCCCAAGATATCCAACCACAGAGCATTAACCCGGCTCCAACGGCTCCAACAGCTCCAACAGCTCCAACAGCTCCAACAGCTCCAACAGCTCCAACAGCTCCAACAGCTCCAACAGCTCCAACTATACCTCAAACTGTACAGACATTTACACTGGAACAGCTTGCGAAAGCCGCTACAGAAGTGATTGATACAGGGAAAAGGCAAGAAGTTATCAATTTACTTGGTCAATTCGGAGTTCAATCATTAACCGCTTTAGCAAAAGAACAATATGGTGCATTCGCCACAGCTCTTAGAGGTATGGGAGGTAAGATATAATGGCAGAACACGCCTTACTATCAGCTTCGGGCGCACATAGATGGCTTAAATGTACGCCTTCTGCTAGATTAGAAGGGCAGTTTGCAGACAAAAATTCCGATTATGCGGCAGAAGGGACTCTAGCCCACGAAGTAGCAGAATTAAAGGTTAGGAAACATTTCATCGAAGCTATGAGTCGTAGTAAATACAACTACAGGCTTAGAAAGTATAAACAAAACGAGCTTTGGGACGATGAAATTCTTAGACATACAGATACCTATTTGGGATATCTCAAAGAATTAGCTTACAGATACAAGGAAAAGCCATACATTGCGACAGAGAAAAAAGTCACATTTGACAATTGGGTTCCCAACGGATTCGGTACTTGCGACTTTATCCTTATAGGTGAAGGGACTCTAAATATGGTTGACTTCAAATATGGAAAAGGTGTTCCAGTTTCAGCGATTCAGAACGAACAACTCAAAATGTATGCTCTTGGAGCTTATCAAGAATACAATTTCTTATATGATATAAAAAAAGTTAAGCTTGTAGTGGTTCAGCCTAGGCTTGACAATATATCCGAGTTTGAACTTTCTATAGAAGAACTTCTTGCTTGGGGTGAAGAAGTAAAAGTGAAAGCACAAAGGGCGTATAAAGGAGAGGGCGAATTTGTTCCCGGGGACCATTGCAAGTTTTGCAGGGCTAAATCTCTTTGCAGGGCCAGGAGTGAGTTCTGTCTTGAGATTGAGCCGTTAAAAAATATGAAACCACCACTCATAACTAATGCGGAAGTGGGGGAGATACTCGAAAAAGGCAAAGAGCTTGTAAAATGGATTAAGGATTTAGAAAATTATGCTTTGAACGAATGTATTAATGGTGGCAATATCCCCGGTTGGAAAGTCGTCGAGGGTAGGAGTAACAGGCAATTTACCGACGTTACCAAAGCGTTTGAAGTACTTATTGATAACAAAATCGACGAATCTATGTTATATGAAAGGAAACCTATCACGCTAGCAAGTGTTGAAAAGTTAGTAGGTAAGAAGGAGTTTGATGAACTCCTCAAAGATTATGTTGTGAAACCACCGGGTAAACCAACTCTTGTCCCGGAATCAGACAAAAGGGAATCCTTGGTTCTAAATAGTGCTAAAGAAGATTTCAAGGAGGGGGTTAAAAATTAAATTCATCGATTTATTCGCAGGTATAGGGGGTTTCAGATTAGGTATGGAGATGGCCGGTCACGAATGTGTTGGTCATTGTGAATTAGATAGATTTGCACTAAAAAGTTATGAGGCTATACACAACCCGAAAGAAGGTGAATGGTTTGCAAAAGACATTAGAGACGTACAGCCCTCCGACATCCCAGTATGCGACGTGTGGTGCTTCGGATTCCCTTGCCAAGACATCAGTGTCGCGGGAAAACAAAAAGGGTTATCTGGAAACCGAAGTGGACTCTATTATACGGTTATTGATAAACTCAAAGGCAAAAAAGAAAAAGATAGACCCAAATACCTATTCATTGAAAACGTTAAAAACCTGCTATCAATCAATGGGGGTTGGGATTTTACCAGAGTTCTCTCTGAAATGGATGAAATCGGGTATGATGCAGAATGGCAAGTTCTCAACTCTAAAGATTTCGGAGTGCCTCAAAACAGAGAAAGAGTGTTCATTATCGGACATTTTAGAGGAAGAAATACCAGAAAAATATTTCCTATCAACAGAATCAACTCAAAAACTATTGAGAGGGTTATAGGAAGGAGTCAAGGTAATAGAGTCTATAGTACAGAAGGTGTAAGTAGCACTCTGTCTGCTAACGGAGGGGGGCAAGGTGGAAAGACAGGGCTATACCTTATCCAAAAAGGGGTGGACGTTGGGTATAAATCAAAACCAAAATACACAGATATAGCAAAATGTTTGTTAGCTAGAGACTGTAACGGGATAGGAAACCAGCCAATGACCACGGTTGAAGTTAGAGCTGTATTAACGCCCGATAGAGAAAAGAAACGCCAAAATGGGAGGAGGGTAAAAGAACCTGGAGAGCCGTCCTTCACTTTGACTTCGCAAGATAAACATGGGGTTTTATATGGTGGTAGGATTAGACGCTTAACACCAAGAGAGTGTTGGAGGTTACAAGGATTCCCGGATTGGGCGTTTGAAAGGGCTTCAAAAGTTAATTCAGATACACAGCTGTATAAACAGGCAGGGAATAGCGTTACAGTTAACGTTGTGTTTGAAATCGCAAAAAGAATGTAAAAGGAGAGTGTAAATATGACAAATAATACAAAAGTGGTAACTGGAAAGGTAAGATTAAGTTATGTTCATTTATTCGAGCCGTATGCAGGGCAAGGCGAGCCAAAATATAAGGTTACGATGCTAATACCGAAAAATGATTTCGCAACTAAACAAAGGATTGATGCTGCGATTCAAGCGGCAATTCAAGAAGGTATGTCCTCAAAATGGCAAGGTGTGAAACCTCCAAATGTACCAACTCCTATATATGATGGTGATGGAGTGAAACCGAGTGACGGACTCCCATTCAGTGACGAGTGTAAGGGTCATTGGGTTATGACTGCATCATCGAAAAGACCACCACAAGTAGTAGACATATCACTTAATCCGATAATTAACCAATCGGAAGTTTACAGCGGTATGTACGGTAGAGTTAGTTTCAATATGTTCCCGTACGCAAGTAGTGGGAGAAAAGGTATAGGTTGTGGTCTTGGCAATGTACAAAAGTTAGAAGATGGGGAGCCGCTAGCTGGGGGTTCCACAGCACAACAGGATTTCGGAGACGTACAAAGTCAATTCGGAGTGCCTCAACAGACTGTTGACCCTATTACCGGGTTACCTATAAACCGATAGGGTGTTCCCGTTATGAAACTGTCAATCGATATTGAAACTTATAGCAGCGTAGATATCAAAAAAGCAGGAATGTACAAATATGTTGAATCGCAGGATTTTGAAGTCCTGCTTTTCGCATATTCTGTAGATGGTGGTCCAGTTCAAATAGTAGATTTTACAAAGGGTGAGGTTATCCCAATAGATATATACTCGATGTTATACAAAGCGGAGGTTGAGAAACACGCCTATAACGCAGCCTTTGAGTGTGTGGCACTAGCAAAACATTTCGGTGTTGACCCTTCAATGTGGGTTAGTCAGTGGTGTTGTACAATGCTCCATGGTGCATATTTAGGTTATCCTTTAGGACTTGGGAAGATATCGGAGGTATTGGAACTTGGTGAGGATAAGACTAAAATGAAAGTGGGTAAGCAATTAATAAACTACTTCTGTAAACCTTGCAAACCTACTAAAAAGAACGGTGGCAGAACTCGAAACCTATCACATCATGAGCCGGAGAAATGGGAACTATTCAAGGAGTATTGTAAACAGGACGTTATAGCTGAAATGGCTGTGAAAGACACGTTTTCCAATTTTCCAATACCTTATGACGTACAAAGACAGTGGGTGTTAGACACCCGCATAAACATGAGGGGTGCAAAGGTCGATACGAGGTTGGTTGAAGGTGCTTTATACTGCGACCAACTGGCAAGTGAGAAACTCACCGACAAGGCGAAGCTGATAACGGGATTAAGCAATCCTAACTCGGTAGCACAGCTTAGTGCATGGATAGAAGAGCAAACAGGTAAACCCATACCTAATCTACAAAAAGCTACTGTAAAAAGTATCATAGAAGAAACTGACAATTTAAGGGTTAAAGAGGTATTGAAAATAAGACAGAAACTAGGTAAAACCAGTGTGTCAAAGTATGCAGCTATGAGGGAATCGGTATGCACCGATGATAGGATTCGAGGTTTGATAATGCCCTATGGTGCTAACAGAACCGGTAGAGCTGCGGGACGTCTGGTACAAATACAAAACCTGCCACGAAACTATTTAGATACTTTGAACTTTGCCAGAGAACAAACTATAAGGGGTCGCGAGGATATACTTAGCTTTGTGTATGGAAATGTACCTGACACCCTCTCACAGCTCATTAGGACGTCTTTTATAGCCGAGGAGGGGTATAGGTTAGGTGTAGCTGATTTCTCGTCCATAGAGGCGCGTGTGCTTGCCTGGCTCGCTGGAGAAAAATGGATACTTAATGTATTCGCGGACCATGGTAAGATATACGAAGCTACTGCAAGTCAAATGTTCGGAATACCCATAGAACTTATCAAGAAGGGTAACCTTGAGTATGAATATAGGCAAAAAGGGAAAGTAGCAACTTTAGCCCTTGGATATCAGGGTGGGAAAAACGCTCTTATAGCCATGGGCGCACTCAACAGTGGTATAGAGGAGTCCGAACTCGACGATATCGTAAGCAGGTGGAGAAATGCAAATCCAAATATAAAACAATTTTGGCATGATGTAGAAAACGCAGCAGTCAGGGCAGTTGAGACAGGAATCTCTAGTACAGTTGGTTACGTCAAAATCGCATTAGAGGGCGATGGTAAAATTAAATTTCTAACTATAGAGCTGCCTAGCGGACGTAAATTGTATTATCCAGAGCCTTGGCTTCAAGAAAATAAATTTGGTAAAAATGCGGTTCACTTTTGGGGGCTTAATCAAACTAATAAAAAGTGGAGTGAACAAAGCACATATGGCGGGAAATTGGTGGAGAACATAACGCAAGCAGTTGCAAGGGATTGTTTATATTACACGCTTGAAAAGTTCAGTAGTTTAGGGTATCTGATTGTATTCCATGTTCATGACGAAATTATCATCGAAACAAGGGATATTAGTATAGATGGGTTTTGCAGCATCATGTCCGAACCTATTCCATGGGCGCAGGGACTACCTCTAAACGCCGATGGGTTTATAAGCGAGTACTATAAAAAGGATTAGAAAGGGGTTGTTTTATGTGATAACAGATTTAAAAGCTCTAAAGGTGCTTAAAGAAGTTGATGATGATACAAGAGGGGTTATTGATAGTGAAACCGGTATGAGATTGATTGTCGATATGGATTTTGAAACCCGTGAAGGTTACTCTTTAGAAGGATATGATGTCACACCGACTGATAGAGGGTTTATAGTTCTTCGAGAAATTGGGGAGGATGAAGAATTTACAGGTATCATAGATGCAGATACAAAGAAAGAAGTTGTGATAGATGCCGATTTCATCAAAGGGGACATTATAAAACTGAAAAATTATGACTTTAGGGTATATACTTAATTAACACAAAGGGTGATTAACACATGGTAAACAAAGATATTAGACTATCCATTGCACAAAACAGAAAAAGTACAAATCTACAACAAATCACTCTAAATTGGGGTGAGTTTTACACAAAACTAAAAGTTCCAGTGCAATCAACTGAAACCCTAGTCGAGTTTCTCCGGTTAAATAAGACTAAACAAGATGATTTAAAAGACGTCGGCGGCTTTACTTACGCACAACTTAAAGATGGGAGAAGAAGGATATCCAGTGTTGTAGGTATGGACTTTATAGCTCTAGATATGGATAATATTCTGCCAGGTGAGACTCAAAACGTACTAAACATTATAAGGAGTATTGGTCTTGAATCTATTGTGTATTCTACTAGAAAACATGAAGGTGCTAGACCGAGACTCCGTTGTTTATTTTTAGTAGACAGAACCATGCACCCGGACGAATATGAGCCGACAGCCCGGTATGTAGCTAACGCAATAGGTATAAACATGTGTGACCCGACGACATTTGACACCAATAGAATTTATTATTGGCCTTCTGTATGTCGTGGGGCAGAGTATGTATGTGAGAGATTCGAGGGTAACATGTTATCCGTTGATGGTGTACTCGCAACTTACAGGGATTGGAGGGATGTGTCAGAGTGGCCGAGAGCCGCATCGGAGGAAGAAAACAGACTAAAAACCGCCGCTAAACAAGCTGACCCAACAGAGAAAAAAGGTATTGTAGGTGCGTTTTGCAGGGTTTATGACGTTGAAGCGGTTATTGAAAAATTCCTCCCGGGTGTGTATGAATCCGCTGGGGAGGGTAGATACACATACACAGGAGGAAGCACAGCGGGAGGGGCTATAGTTTATGGTGACGGGAAATTTCTATTCTCACACCATGCTACAGACCCGGCAGGGGGAATGTTATCTAACAGCTTTGACCTTGTTAGGCTTCATAAATTTGGGGAGTTAGATGGAGACTCTAGACCAAACACGCCGGTACATAAATTGCCGAGCTACAAGGCTATGGGTCAATTTGCGGCAGAGGATAGTGATGTAAAACACATACTTCTGGAAGATAGATACCAAAATGCAATAGATGAATTTAGCACCACATCATCAAATCACACGGAGCCAGTCGAGGATATCAATACTGACTGGCTTAATAAATTAAAACTGAACAGTAACAACGGGAGTATAGAAAAGACAATAGATAATATAGTGATTATATTGGAAAATGATACTTTGCTACAGGGTAAAATGGCTTTAGATGAATTTGCCGTACGTGGCATGGTATTAGGGGATGTGCCATGGAACAGTAAGAAAGAGCCGCGATTATGGACTGACGTTGATAGTTCCGGGCTATATCACTACGTCGAAAAAGTATATGGGATATCTACGGAAACAAAAGTTAATCATGCTCTTAGACTAGTTTCATATAACCACAAGTATAATAGTGTGAAACAATATTTAGAATCCTGTGTGTGGGATGGTAAGAGTCGAATTGACACATTGTTTATTGATTATTTAGGAGCGGAAGATAATGTTTACACCCGGGCAGTCGCTAGAAAATCCTTAGTAGCGGCAGTTGCAAGAGCTGTAGAAGAAAAATGCGTTAAATATGATTCAGTTCCTATCTTAGTAGGAAAACAAGGTATTGGAAAAAGTACGTTCCTTAAGATATTGGCCCGGGATTGGTTTTCCGATAGTTTACAATCATTTGAGGGTAAAGATGCAGTAGAAATAATACAGGGTGTATGGATAAACGAAATAGGAGAACTTCAAGGACTTCTTAGGAGTGAAGCCAACGTTGCGAAACAGTTTCTAAGTAAAGAATTTGACATTTACCGTGTGCCGTATGGGCGGCAAGCCGAGAAGTTCCCTCGGCGATGTGTATTCTTTGGAACTACAAACGACAGCGATTTCCTAAAAGATAAAACAGGGAATCGAAGGTATTTACCAATCACAACCGATATAACAAAGGCTACAAAGAGTATATTTTCAGATTTGGAAAAAGAGGTTGATTCTATCTGGGGGGAGGCGGTGGCATACTGGAAATTGGGAGAATCTCTATACTTGGAAGGTGAAGCGAAAGAGATAGCGGAGCAGAGCCAAGAGCAGTACAGGGAGTCAAACGCCAAAGAAGGTATTATCTACGAGTTTGTAAATCGCAAAATCCCCGCTAACTGGCGAAAGCTAGACATCGAGACTAGGCGAATGTTTTATTCAGGACACTACACATACACCACAGAATTAATACACAGGGACCGCATATGCGCGGCCGAAGTATGGTGTGAATGCTTTGGGAAAAACCTCTCTAACATAAGACGTTCAGATTCAGCGGAGATAAATGCTATATTGGCAAACATACCATACCCCGGATGGGAAAAGGATAGAAGCAGTAGACAGTATGGCGTATCATACGGGGTGCAAAAAGGGTTTAATCGGATTGAGTATCTTAAAAACAATAATCCGGATGACACCATGTACGAGATTAAAAACGGACATATCCAACTGGTAAATCATGTCTAAAGTAATGTATAAATATTGCAACTTTCTAAAGTTGCAAAAAATAAGCACCGCATTTCAGACTGCAACCAAGAAAATAGAAGTTGCAGGAAAGTTGCAGAGAAAGTTGCAGCCCTATGTATTGGAATTACTGCATTATATTAATTTTGCAACTTTGCAACCTATTTACCTATAAAATATTTAATTAAAGGTTATATAGAACGTATATCAAATGATAACTATTATCAGTGGTGCTTAAATTTGTCGAATTTTGTTTAAAGGCTATGTTTATATAAAGTGTAGGCGTGGAGAAAGTTGCAGTATATTTATACATAAACCATGTATAAAAATTCAAAAATAGGAGTGATATGTAATGATAAAATTTCTAGAAAATAAATGTAGAGAGTCATATACTTTTTCTTTATGGGTTGCGGCAATCGGTATTACAGCTATGATACTGATTGCTTTATGGTAGGAGGTGAACAAATGGAATGAAACCTCTGAAAATAAACAAAACAATGGTTATGAACATGGATTTCGAGCAGGCGTATAGGTTATATACGCCTCTTATTGTTTCACAGGCGAAAAAACATGAGTGGTTAAGCGATTATGAAGATATGTTTCAGGAAGCATCGATAGCTTTGTGGAAAGCTTATAAAAACTACAACAGTGCCAATGGTACGACTTTTGGTCACTATGCTAAAAAAGTCATATTTAACCACATGAAAAATTTAGAAGTGACTAATCATCGTGAAAAACGAAACTTAGGTGATTCAATTATAAGTTTGGATTTTTCCCCTAAACCCAACTGTACTATAGGTGAGGTGATAGAATCTAATTGTGATGTAGAAGCTACGGTGTTAACAAATGGGTTAATTCGAGAGCTTAGGAAGTTAGACAGTTTTAAAGTATGGGCTATGTTATTGATGGGCTATAAATGGCGGGAGATAGCCGAAAAACTAGGTATTAAGACCGTGAATATAACCCGTATGAGACGAAAAAACAGGGAGGTTTTGAGAGAGTGGAAAGATTAGAAAACCAAAACATATACAGAGATGCAATAGAGCATTTCGGTAAACACAACCAGATTAAACAAGCAATCGAGGAAATGGCAGAGCTTATACAAGCACTTTTGAAGCTATACAGACACCCAGAGAACTCTAACGTCGAAGAAGAAATAGCCGATGTGAAAATTATGATACGTCAGCTTGAACTGCTATTTGATAAAGACATCATAGATTCATGGGAGCAAGTCAAATTGAAAAGATTAGAAAATTTAATAGGAGGCAGGTAAAATGGGTAGCTGGACCAGTAAGGATTTACAATTCTTGAAAGATAATTACGGTAAGTTAAAAGCAAAGGAAATAGCTGACTATTTAGGTCGCACCAAGAAAGCCGTTCAATCTAAAGCTTATGTACTAGGTGTAAAATCAAATCGTAAATCTAAAAAAGAGTTTATTGGAGAACACAAAAGTGAGGTGGATAACATCAATTATAAATTTGGGGAACTCAAAGCCCCTAAAGATAATTGGTACGCTTTATATCTATGTATTGTGAAAAATTATAGTATAGGTCAAGCACTATCAATTATGAATATAGGGCATGATTACAGACAACCACTTATTGAAAATAACTCACAGGAGCTTCACTGTTAAACGAAATTGCACTTAGGCATAGTCTAGTATACCTAAAGGTGTAAAACTGCTTAAAATCGATTTTAGGAGGTATTTTTCGCATATGAGAGAGAGAGTTATAGAAGGGTATTTAAGAGATAGAGTAAAAGAGCTTGGTGGTTTAACTTATAAATTCGTATCCCCCGGAAATGCAGGAGTACCAGACAGGATTGTGTTGTTACCTGGTGGGTTTGTAATGTTTGTAGAACTCAAGGCCCCGGGTAAAAAACCGTCTAAAATGCAAAGGTTTCAAATGAATAGGATAAAAAATTTAGGTCATAACGTAGGTGTGATTGATTCTAAAGAGTTAGTCGATGAATTAATTAACCATATATCAGAACACATAATAGAAAGTAGGTGATTCCTAACCGTGGCAATGTATAAACCACATGACTATCAACAACATTGTATAAACCACATACTTAATAATAAGTCTGCGGGGTTATTCTTAGACATGGGACTTGGGAAAACATCAATTACATTATCAGCAATATTAGAACTCAAATATATGCGATTCGAAATAAATAAAGTGCTTATAATAGCCCCTAAAAAGGTTGCGGAGAACACTTGGCAGGCGGAAGCGAAGAAATGGAATCATTTAGGACTACTAAATATATCAACTATGCTTGGTACGAAAAAACAGAGAGAAAGAGCATTACACGCCAAAGCAGATATATACATCATAAACAGGGATAATGTATCATCTTTAGTTGATACCCTTCGCGGCGAGTGGTTCTTCGACATGGTTGTTATAGATGAACTTACATCATTCAAGAATCATCAAGCTAAGAGATTCAAAGCACTAAAAAGTATCAGGTCCCATATAAAAAGAATCGTAGGACTTACAGGAACACCAGTACCAAACGGGTATATTGATTTGTGGGCGCAATTATATTTATTGGACCAGGGAGAGCGGTTAGGTAGATATATCTCACATTTCCGGGATAGGTATTTTAATCCCGGACAAAGGAATCAAACGGTAATATTCAATTACAAATTAAAACCTGGAGCGGAGGAGTCTATAAAAGACCTAATAGGTGACATATGTATATCCATGAAGGCCGAGGACTATTTAAGTATGCCGGAGGTGATTGTAAATGACATAATTGTACCTCTAGATTCTAAAGCTAAGAGAGCCTACACTGATTTTGAAAAAGAAATGCTTCTAGAAATAGACGAGAACGAAATAACAGCTACAAGCGCGGCCGCACTGAACATCAAGTTAATGCAAATAGCCAACGGTGCTGTGTATGATGAAAATCGAAAAGTCATAGAAATCCATAATAATAAACTTGAAATGTTTATGGAGTGCGTAGAAGGGCTTAATGGCGAATCCGCTTTAGTCCTCTACAACTTCAAACATGACCTTGACAGAATCATGAAATGCTTGAAAAAAACAGGATTGAGAGTTAGATATCTACAATCCAAACAAGACGAGATTGATTGGAACAATGGGCTGATAGATATTTTATTGGCCCACCCTGCATCATGCGCCTTTGGTCTGAATCTTCAAGTTGGGGGACATCACGTTATATGGTTCAGCCCAAACTATTCTAGGGAGCTATACGACCAAGCTAACGCCCGGATAAATCGACAAGGTCAAGAGAAGCCTGTTTTTATACACCGTCTCATATGCCAAGATACAATCGACGAGGACATAATAAAATCCTTAGAGAAAAAAGGTGACGTAAGTAATACGGTAATGGAAATTCTGAAAGCTAGAATCAAGAAAATTAAAGGAGTTGAAAAGAGAGAAGTTAAAGAGTTTGTAAACCAAGCAGAACATAATGCACTGAACATAGTTAGAGAGAAATATACAAAATTATATATAGGGGGTAACAATGGATAATAAAACAGAATTTGAGGATATAAAGAATCGCATATTAAAAGAGGCTGAACGAAAGGATAAAAATAACATGCTTATAAAAATAGGCGGCTGTAAATACAGTGTTAATTTTGTAGATGATTTAGCAAGAGATGCAGACGCACAAGGAAGGAGCTGCGGTAACGCACTTTGGATTGAGGTAGATTCAAATCTACCAAAGCAAAATCAAGAATCCACAATCATACATGAGATTCTAGAGCAAATCAATTACAGATATAACATAGGCCTTGAACACCATCAAATATGTTTATTGGAAACATCAATATATCAAGTTATAAAAGATAATTGGGACACGTTAGGTCTACTTATTAACAAGGAGTGATTATATTGAATATATCAGAAAAGTTGATAAGGCAGATAATAAATGAAACTGTTAAAAAATTGAAGGAGGAGAATCTAGTCAAGAGAATCGACAAGACATACTACCAAAAGACAGAGAAGTTACTATATAGCTATCCAGATTTAAAGAAAGCATTACAACAGAAAAAAGATGATATAGCGGAGTTAGAGCAGGATTCTGATATGCAAAACTCTAATTCAGTAGTGTTATTCTCCAAGAACGCAGGGGGGAACTCAAGAAGTGTACAAGAAAAATACTGTGACTTGTTAGAAGAATACAGAGCATCGGCAAAAAGGACTGAATTGCTTATAAGACAAATAGAAAGAGCCATTGACCACATAAAAAATGACATATATTATCAAATAATCGAATTACATTATTTCAAAAAAGAAGAAAATATTGAAGAAAAATTATATGTAAGCGACAGGACTGTCCGAAGGAATCGAAAACGGCTTGTTAATGAACTTCAAGTACTATTGTTCGGAGCTGATGCAATAGACTATCCTTGACCAAAACGCTTCCAAAAGATGACCTTGACTATAACATTTGATGTGATACGATTAATATAATAAGTTTTTCATTAGTTTGACCCCCTTTTCTTTCACCAATACCCCATTGATGTAAATATCGATTGGGGTGTATTTTATTTTTTGAGAGGTGGTGAGTATGCCAAAATTAACACTTAAACAAAAAAAATTTTGCGAGGAGTATTTAATCGACGGAAATGCGACTAGAGCTTATTTGGAGGCATATAAAACAACATGTAAAAAGGAAGAAGCGGCCGCCGCGAGTGCCAGTAAGCTACTAAGAAACCCTAAGGTAAGTAAGTACTTGCATGAAAGAACAGAGGAAATAGCAACTAAAGTAATAGAAAAAACAGACATCACGGTTGAGAGGGTTTTACGGGAATACGCTAAATTAGGATTTTTCGATGCCAGGAAATTATTCAACAAAGATGGCAGCCCGGTAGACATAACAGAGCTTGACGATGATACTGCCGCCGCCATAGTTGGGGTTGATGTACTCGAAGCATGGGAAGGTAGAGGGAAGAATAGAACTTTTATAGGGTATATCAAGAAATATAAGGTGGCTGATAAGAAGGGGGCCCTTGACAGTATAGCTAAGTATCTTGGTATGTTTACAGAAAAAATCGAACATAGCGGCAAAATTGAAACCGATATCACAATCAATATAGGCGGCGAGGACTATGAAACTTAATATAGACCCTAAAATATTCAACAGCATCTACTTAAAACACAGTTTGAAGAATCAAAATCGCTATCAGATATATTTCGGTGGCTCTAGTAGCGGCAAATCGGTATCTCTGGCACAGAGAGCCGTATTGGATGTTTTGAAAGGTCGCAACTATCTGATTACAAGAAATGTTCAAAACACGATTAAGAAATCAGTCTGGAACGAAGTTAACAAAGCGATAGCGAGCTTTAAACTAACTAAGTATTTCCACCCCAATAAATCAGACATGACATTAACATGTCTAATCAATAATCGCCAGATTCTATTCGCAGGACTCGATGACCCGGAAAAGATTAAGTCAATAACCCCTATAGAGGGTGTTATAACGGATATATGGGTCGAGGAGGCTACAGAATGTGAACGAAAGGCAGTCAAGCAACTCGATAAACGCCTTAGGGGCAGAAGTAATTTTAAGAAGCGACTAACACTATCATTCAACCCAATTCTACGCGAACACTGGCTTTACAAGGACTATTTCGGTATATGGGTTGATAACAAGCAGTACGTCGAAAAAGATGGAGTCAGCATCTTAAAGACTACATACAAAGATAATAAGTTCCTAACGGCAGACGACATTTATGCACTCGAAAATGAAACAGATAAATATTATTACGAGGTGTACACCCTTGGAAATTGGGGTGTTTTAGGTGCTGTAATATTTAAGAACTGGCGAGTCGAGGAGTTCGACTATAATTCTTTTGATAACATTAGAAATGGTGTTGACTGGGGATATGGTTCAGACCCCTTTGCGTTTGTGAGAAGTCATTTCAATAAGAGGAAGAAGGAAATATACATATTTGACGAAATATATGCTACGGAGCTTCTCAACGATGAATCAGCCCCGTTGGTGAAAGCTAGAACGGGCCGAGAAATTGTAACATGTGATAACGCAGAACCTAAAAGTATTAAGGATTTTCGGAATAAAGGTGTAAATGCAAGGGCTGCCAAGAAAGGCCCGGGCAGTATCGAGTTCGGCATCAAATGGCTTCAAGGCATGAACATCATCATACACCCAAAATGTGTAAATACCAAGCATGAGTTTGCAACATATAAGTGGAAAGAGGACAGGAATGGTATAGTCCTCCCTATCCCAGTTGACAAGAACAATCACACCATAGATGCACTTAGATACAGCTATGAAAGTGATATGGTCGATACTACAAGTATTAAGGCAGTACCGAGTTTGCATTAAACTATATCCTAAATATATGTTTACGATATAGTTAGTGAGATATAGCAGTTTCAACAGATTCAAATTTGAATGTAATGTTATGCACAAGAATGAATGAATATACATGTATAAAAGGCAGGTGATAGAATGCGAGATATATTAGCCAAGATTGAAGCACGCGGCGGAGTCATAAACAGCGGAATTATACAAGATGTACTTGAAGCAAAGTCCGGTGCGGATATCCGCACTAAACAGCTATACAACCGATATAAGACAACTCAAGTCCCTATATTCGATAGGGAGTTTGAAGCGAATGAATCAGCAAACAAAATCAATAACAAAATCAACAACGACTTCTTTTCAGAAATAGTTGATACGAAGGTAGGTTATATGTTCGGTAACCCAATAAGCTATCAATTAGACAAAGTCGACAACAGGGCTAAACAAGAGATATCAGACTTCAATATCCGCAACAATGTCGAGGACACAGATAGCGAGACCGGAAAAATGTCAACTATATGCGGTGTGTCCTACAGACTCTTGTACATCGACAGCGATGGAAAAGAGCGCATATTGAAGATTCCGGCATGGGAAGGTGCGCTTATATACGAAAACGATGTAAACGAGCCTGTATACGGCATGAGATACTACATGGTCACAGACTTCAAGACCGAAGATGGTCGAGATATAGAGACTAGTGAAGGTGAGAGACGTCTAAAAGTTGAATGGTACGACGACGAGTTTGTAACTTTTTACAAAGAGATTAGCGGCGAGTTTGTACTAGACCCGGACGAGGAAGTCAATCCACAGAGACACATGTTCGGTGGTGTCCCTCTTATAGCGTTCCCGAACAATGAGGAGTGGCAAGGGGATTGTGAAAAGGTCTTGGAGCTTATAGATGCGTATGATAGAACTATATCCGACATAAATAGCGAGTTGGAATCATTCAGATTGGCGTATATGGCGTTCTATGGCTGTGAACCAGACGAAGAAACAATCGCTATGGCGAGGCAGACAGGGGCTTTCGGGATAGCGGCGGCAAATGAAGGCACAAAGATAGAGTTCATCACAAAGCAACTCAATGATGTAGCTGTAGAAAACCATTTGAATAGACTTGAGATGAATATTCTTAGGTTTGCGAAATCTGTAAATTTCACAGATAAGGAATTTGCGAATAATAGTAGTGGTGTGTCACTCAAGTATAAGTTAATGGCTCTAAATAATAAAGTATCAACAGCTACTAGGAAATTCACAACAGGGTTAAGGCGACAATTCAAACTATTAGCTAACTCATGGGCTGTGAAGGGTATCAAGTTAAATTATTTAGATATATTTTTCAGTTTTAAACCCAATTTACCGGTCGATATTGATAATGAAGCAGATGCGACCAGTAAACTCAAAGGGCTCGTATCAGAAAAGACTAGACTTGGACTTTTGACTTTTGTCGATGATGTGGACTTTGAAATTAGGGAAATGGAAAAAGACAATGAAGCTAACATTGACCTAAACAATTTCATGAGTAATGATTCAGAAGATAATACGGACGAAGGTGAGGATGGTGAATCTATCGCTAGATAAATACTTCAAAGGGGCAGACAAAGCCCTTCTTAGACTTCAAGCGAATTTGGAAAAGAACATGCTTAGGAAATACGCCGCTGTTTTAAAGGAGATTAAAAGTAGAGTCGCACTATTGAATGAGAAAGGTGTATTTAATCGAAATGAAATGTTTCGATATAGCAGGATTGACAAACTTGAAAAAGAGATAGAGCAGGAAATTGCTAGTTTAGCTAAGTCTACATACACAGATATGAAGAAAGGCTTCAAAGAAACTTATATTATATCTTTTCTAATGGCGGCTTACGGTCTAGAGAAAACTATTCTCACGGACCTAAAGTACAAGAAACCTAAGAAAGAGATTGTTGAGACATTTATAAACAATCCATTCGATAGAATAGGAGTTAAAAACCGCAACATAGCAAACACAGCCCTTGTAACTAGACAACTCAAGGATGAAATAGTCCGAGGGCTTGGTCAAGGTAAAGGGTACAGAGACATAGCCCAGATAATCACGAATCGTATGAACATAGGAGTTGGAAAAGCCCTAAAAATAGTGAGAACTGAAAGTCACAGACTCCAAAGTGCCGGCAGACACGAATCACTACTCCATGCTTCAAATAAAGGTGTTCAAATGGAGCGTGTTTGGGTATCAGCTCTTGACGGACGTACAAGAGACGACCACGCCGACGCAGATGGTCAGACTGTGGCAATAGGTGAACCATTCATTGTAGGAGGGGAAGAACTAATGTACCCTGGCGACCCCTCTGGTAGTGCCGAAAATACAATCAACTGTAGGTGTGCTGAAACAGCAGTAATCAAGGGGTTTGAACCAAGCATACGCAGGGCTAGAGAGACCGGTAGGACATCAACAATAATCGGCTATAAGAATTATAACGAATGGTATAACGACAAAATAAGATGATTTGAGGTCAACTTCTAAGAAGGTGAACTCACAAGGAGGATATAGGAATGTCAAAAAAAGATAAGCTATTCAAAATCAATCTGCAATTATTTGCAGACGACCCAAAGGACCAAGATGCAGACCCAAAAGAGGAAGAAACCCCGAAAGAAGAAGTTTTAACGTTAGAAATGGTTAAGAAGATGATTCAATCCGAAACTGACCGTGTCAGAACTGAATATGTCAAGAAGCTGAAAGCGTCGGAGGAGGAAAAAGATGCACTTCTGAAAGAGAAGATGACCGAAGAAGAAAAACAGAAATTTGAACTTGAGAAGCTTCAAAGAGAACTAAAAGAGAAGGAAATGAACATTCTTAGAAAAGAATTGACTCTTAGAACAATAGACCTTCTCAAAGAGAATGAACTACCCCATGGATTCAAGGATTTTATAACGGCAGAAGATGAAGAATCATTAGTAGAAAAGGTTAAAAATCTTAGGAAATTCTGGGTTGAAGCATTAAACGAAGCTGTAGAAGCTCGATTCAAGCAAGTAGGTCGCAAACCCGAAGGTGGAAATAGCGACGATAGCTACACAGGACTAAACCCGTGGAAAAAGGAAACATTCAATCTAACCAAGCAAGCGGAGTTACTTAGAACAGACCCCGAGCTTGCGAAACAACTAAAATTACAAGCTAAATAAAGGAGAGATAAATTATGGCTATAACAAGAATTGCAGACATTATACAACCCGAGGTATTTGACCCTTATGTAATTCAGACCACAATGGAGAAATCTGCCCTAATTAACAGCGGAATTGTAGTAAACGACAGTCATTTCGACGACTTGGCAAGTGGTCCAAACACGTTGATTAACATGCCGTTCTTCAACGATTTGACAGGGGACGACGAGGTAATCGGTGACACAGGCTCATTGACACCCGGAAACATTGGTTCAGATAAAGACGTAGCAATCAAACATGTGAGAGGTAGGGCATGGGGTGCAAACGGACTATCATCCCTATTATCTGGTGACGACCCGCTTGGAGCAATAGCCAGTCTAGTAGCGGACTATTGGGCTAGACGTATGCAAGCGGTTTTACTTAGCACTTTAACCGGTGTTTTCGGGGCGGCTTCAATGGCTGATAGTTTCCATGACATTAGTGTCACTTCCGGGGCGACAGCATCGAACTTAATCAGCGGCGCTACTTTCATAGACGCATCACAAAAGATGGGTGATGCGAAAGACTTATTAACGGGTGTTATTATGCACAGTGCGGTAGAGGCATATCTAGCGAAAAATGACCTCATTGACTATGTGCAAGATTCAAAACAGCTTATGGAAATACCGTTCTTTATGGGTAAACGCGTTATTGTAGATGATGGTATGCCTTATAACACAAGTACAGGGGAGTGTACAGCGTATTTATTCGGGTCGGGTGCAGTAGCTCTAGGAAACGGCTCACACCCCAGAATCATAGCTACAGAAACAGATAGAGATACGTTGGCAAGTTCCGGCGAGGACTACCTAATTAGTAGGAAAATTTTCTTACTACACCCAAGAGGGGTTAAGTGGAAGGGTACGCCAGCCGGAACATTCCCAACTAACGCAGAACTTGCAACAGCTACTAATTGGGAACGAGTGTACGAAACGAAAAATATCCGAATGGTAGCGTTTAAATTCAACATTCAATAATTAAGGCGGTGAGAACATGAGTTTAACGGGATTTCAAAGGAGGCGCAGAGAACTTGCGAAATTAAAAAAGCAAGGGGTCGAGGGAGAAACACCGATAAGCGAAAAAACATACGAAGAACTAAAAGCAGACGCCAAAGTCGCAGGGATTAAAGGATACCACATGTTATCAAAACAACGCTTAATACAGATATTGAGCGGCGGCGCTGAAAATGAGGTGTAATAATGGTTTATAGAAAAACACCCGGACACTCTAATACCCCAAAAATCAATAGACCTATAAAATCTACTATGACTAAAACACACCAGAGTATGGGCATGGTAGCAGACGGTTACAAAAAGCTTGAATATACGGGCATAATGCCAGCAATGGGTGAGTCAATTTACATTGAACATGGATTAGATAACTCAAAAATAATTGACTTTTCCAGTGTTGTCGTCGATAGTTCTGATACTTTGAGATTGCCTAATGTAACCGCATCTACGGATATTGAATATCTTCTTAGAATAAAGTCAGACGGGACAATTTGGTTAACTACTGGAACAAGTGGCACTTTGATTGCAGGGAGACCGTACAAAGTGCTAGTCACGTATAAAAAATAAGGAGGGTTGATTTATGGCGGTAATTACAAGAGACGAGGTCAAAACTCTACTTGGTATAACGGGCACAGATAAAGATGCTAAAATCGACCTTCTGATACCCATGGTCGAGGACGATATAAAGCAAATAACTAACAACCCATTCACAGACGAGAGCGGTAACGAGAGTTTCCCGGAATCCCTAAAGTTAATCGCGGCTAACATGATTAGCTATAATCTAAACATCACTAGGTCAAATATACAATCTGAAACTATCTCCAGATATTCTGTAACATACAAAAGCGGTGAAGGCACTATGGGGGGTTACCCACTATCAGTTGTAGGTGGGCTTAGAAAGTGGTACAGGGTGGTGTTCGTGTGACAAAAATGGAGGTGCAGAAGAAAACTACGCAGTTAAAAACGGGTGGTAGACGAAGCGAGACGTGGGCAAAGCACATGGATGTAGACGGGTATCTGGATTTCATATCTGGTGGTAAAGACAAAATTGCTTCTAGGTATGCAGATAGAGCAACACATGTATTCATCGCATTTCAGACTGTCGCCCTGGACCCTAAAACAGAGTACCGGGCTGTGATTAACAACTCTATATACAACATTTTGTATGTAGACGACCCTCTCAACATGGGGCATCATACAGAAATGTATTTGGAAAACACCGGGGGTGTTATAAGTGGCTAACTACAGGAGCTACAGGCGACAAGCACAAAATCAGATAAATGACAGGTTAAACGAATTACTTCACACATTAGCAGTTGCAGGGGATAGCTATATAACGCCTTTAGTCCCTGTAGATACGGGGAATTTGAAAAACTCGCAAGATTTCGCTGTAGATGATAAAAGTCAGAAAATCACATGGGGTAACTATGCGGAATATGCCCCCGCAGTAGAACTTGGCACGAGTAGGCAAAGGTCACAGAGCTATATTAAAACTGGTATAATGTCAAACTTGGATTCTTTAAGGAATATAACTCGAAGGTTAGGTGGTTGATTATGAAATACTTGACTGATTATATAGGGGAGAAGCTCACCGAATACCATAGCAGGGTATACCTTGATTCAGCCCCCGCCATAGACCCAAGTACACAGAAACCCCCTTTATATCCCTATGTCGTGTATAGCATCCCGGCTAATTCCGCTGATAGTTTCAGGGATGATGTCACACTCGAGATTGATATATGGAGTGATAACATTGACACTACAGATATAGAGGTGTTAGCTAACAACATTTACAGAAAACTACACAGGTTCCATCATATAGATAAAAATTTCCAAGCTGTATTTTATAGATTGTCTAATATTCCTGTCCCAGACCCGGAAGAGTATATTAGACGTCGAAGAGTGAGTTTTTTAATCAGGCATTACGAAAGGAGTCAATAAAACATGGGAACATACAGTGGATTCAATGCAAACACTACAGAGCGCTTATTGCTAGACGCAGGGGCGCTATTCATCAATTTTGATGTTGGTACAGATACCCCTGAAACTGCAACAAGCAAACTTATAGGAGCTACGTCCGGAGGAAACACCTTCTCTGCTATCCCCACGTTCAGACAACCTAGCATAGATGGTGTCAGAGGTAGATTCAAAGGTGGGGAAATACTCCAATCTTGGGAAGTAACACTTAACACAAATATGTTAGAGATATCCGACAAGGTTATTGAATATGCTTTAGCCTCCTCTAACAAAACGGATGCGACTATTCTGGGAGCGGCACAATCAAATTACTTCAAAATAACAGCTAACAATCAAGTAGCACTAACAGATTACGTGAACAACATCACGTGGGTTGGTACGATTAGTGGCAGTAACAACCCTGTAATAATTGTCATAAAAAACGCTTTATCTGATGGTGGTTTTAGTCTTAACCCCCAAGATTCTGCGGATATAGTTGCGACCCTTAATTTCATGGGTCATTATGACTCAACAGACCTAGATAATCCGCCATTCGAGATTTATTATCCAAAAATAACAGTTGACACTACACCTCCTACAGTTACTACTAATATAACCGACGGGGCTACAGGTACAGCGGTTACTACCAATTTTGTATGGACGTTTAACGAGGCAATCCACCCGAATACAGTTAATAGTGCTAACTTCATGCTGATTAAAACCAGCGATGGTTCTCTAGTAGCGGGTAACTTAACTCATAGTGCAGACAAGACGACTGTCACCTTTGACCCAACAACAGACTTGTCGGCTACCACAGCATATATAGCTATCGCTACTACAAATGTGACCGACGTTGCAGGTAACAAACTAGCAAATCAAGAGACTACGAACTTCACAACAGCATAGCCTAAATAAGGGTATACTTTACCATGGGTATACCCTTAAAAACTTAAATATGGGGTTTATACGGCTCCCAAAATTTGTAAATATAAAGGAGATTGGTTATATGGAACTTAGAGATTTAAAATTCAGCGACGTATTCAAAATTAGTAAAATTCTAAAGAAAATAAATCTAAAATCCGAAGCGAAACAAGTTATCCGAAATGTTGACGTTAAAGGTAAAAACGTAAATGAGATAGGTTGGGAGGTAATTATAGATGCGGTTCTTATAGCAGCGGAAAATCTTCACTTGGCAGAGCGTGAAGTAAATGACTTTTTAGGGAGCTTGATTGGTATATCTGGGAAGGAGTTTGCGCAACTATCGCCAACAGAAGGGTTTGAGGTCGTAGCTAAACTAAAGGAGCATAAGGATTTGCCGGATTTTTTGCAACAAGCGGTGAAATAGACGACATTGAGATATATGACATTCTATTATCCCGGTATCAAAATATTGAATTTGTCATGTGCTTAGATTTTAGAGATGGTTTGGAGCTATTGAATAAAGCTATACAGAATAGGAATGATGAACTGTTATTTCAAAGGTGGACGCTCCATTATGAAAGAAGTATGAGTTTTGCGGAGTTTAAGGATGTTATAACTAAACCTAAACCAGCTAAAAAACAGCAATCCAAAGAAGATATACTCAAGAACGTGTACGGGATAATAGATGGTTTCAATAAAGGAGTTGGTCGATAATGGCGGCAGGAATTAGGTTATTTGAGATATTCGGGGAGATGACTCTTAGGGGTCACGGAAATGTGTCGCAGGGACTTGACGATATCGACAGAAAGGGAAAAAAGACCGACAACAGCTTCAAGAATCTAACTAAGTCAGTTGGGAGTTTCGTTCTAAAAGCGGCATCTATTGTAGGCGTCACAAAAGCCGTTACAGACCTCACAAAAGCCGCGGCCGCCCAAGAAAAAGCCGAAGCAAGACTTGAAAGTATAGCAACTACAGTTACAAAGGCTACAGGACAGCAGATTCAAGCCCTAAAAAACCTGGCCGCGGAACAACAGAAACAAAGTACTTTCGGGGATGAAGTCCTCATTGCTGGGCAATCACAACTTCTTAGTTTTGGGTTACAAGCTAAATCCGCCGAGAAGCTCACCTCAAGTCTTGCAGACCTCTTAGCCGCAAACAAAGGCGTGGAGGCAACTCAAGAGGACGCAATAGGTGCGGCGAATCTTTTAGGGAAAGCTTTCAGCGGTCAGGCAGGGGCTTTGTCCCGGGTAGGTATATTACTCAATGACGAGCAAGCTGAACTTCTCAAAACAGCAGACGAACAGACTAGGGTTAATACACTCGTCGAGATTATGAATCAAAACTATGGCGGCCTTGCCAAAACCATGGCTGAAACTAGAGAAGGGCAAATTATACAGATGAAAAATGCGTGGGGTGATATGAAAGAGGTTCTAGGTGGTCAATTACTCCCCGTACTTGCGGACGTAGCAGGGTTTATCAACGACCACATCCCGGAGATACAGCTGGTGTTAGAAACAGCATTCACAGGCATAGGTAGAGCGGTAAATGATACTGTAACTTTTGTTACTGATTTCGTTACCAATCTAGGTGAGTTAATAGGAGTCGGAGAAGAAACAAAAGAAACCTTTAGTATACTTGGCGATGCCATCATGGACTTGCTAGGTGGTAATACTACAACAGCCCTAATCGAGTTTAAAACCTTTTTTAAACAGATATTTGGAGAAGATATTTACAACTCTGTTATGGGGTTTATGGACCTCATAATATCATTTAAAGATTCCCTAATGGAGCTTGTGAGTGACATATCAAACACTATATCTGAATGGGTGAATGAAAACCAAGAACTTTTCGATAACATAAAGACCCATGTCATAGAGGTGTTTGATTCAATAGTTGGTGCGGTACAGGGTTTCATAGATGCTTTCATGGCGTTCTGGGAAAAATACGGTGATGATATCACTACATATTGGAAAAAAGTATGGAGTTTAATTGGTACAGTGTTTGACACTGCATTGAAGGTTATAAGGGATACATTCAATATATTCAAAGCTTTATTCACGGGAGATTGGGAAGGTCTTTGGGATGGACTCAAGCAGTTAGTTATTGATGTATTTGAGGGCATAGTAAATATACTTAGCAGTGCGTTTGACGTAATCGTAAGTGCTGTAGAAACTGGCTTTAAATTTATGGTTGACCTGGTTAAAAACATATTTTCTGGACTTTTAAATTTCTTGAAATCTGTATGGTTAGATATAAAGACATCAATAGTAAATACTACGAACAAAATCAAAGAAGCTGTAGTTGGGAAATTCACAGAATTAGTCGAAGGGGCTAAAGAATGGGCCCATAACATGATGGATATGTTTGTAGACGGCATAAAAGAGAAGATAGCGGATGTTAAAAAAGCAGTCTCAAATGTATCTGAAAAAATAAAAGATTTCCTTGGTTTCGGTTCACCTACAAAAGAAGGTGCTGGAAAAGACTCTGATAGATGGATGCCGAACATGATGAACATGCTCGAAGAAGGGATAGTGGAAAACACGCCTAAAGTTGCAAAGGCCGCAGCCAAAGTAGCTGAAAAAATAGGCGAATCACTCAAAAAAGTTAATGAGCATGTCAAAACCACGGTATCAATAATAGAAACGAAATACGAAATATGGAAGGAAAAGAATAATATAGTAGAAGGTTCTGTAGAAGATTTAGCCGCTAAGCTTGAAGTACAAAAGGAGAAACATGAAGGACTCAACACACAAATTGAAGCCACGAAAGAAACACTCGAGAAAGTAATCGAGAAATACGGGGAGAACAGCATCGAAGCCCTCAAATTACAGGAAGCACTATACGGCTTAGAATTGCAACAAGCACAGCTCAACAATGAAATGAAGGCTACAGAATTGCAAGTACAAAAGGCTACAGATGCTTGGAAAGATTACTACGAGGAAGTTGCGAGAGGGGTATACCAAGAATCCAGCGGTGGCGGCGGTGGCGGTTCCGGGCGAAGTGGCGACGATTCAGAAATGTTCTATAATGAAGAAACTGGAGAGTATCACATTTTCGACAGCGATGGGAATCACACCGTGATAGACAGCTCCGGAAATGTGACAGACGTAACAGACGCATCACCCGGGACTGGGGTTCACATAGGACAAAGTGGGAATTGGGTAGATGATTCTGGGTTTGTTGTACAGGTTCGAGATAGAGATGATAGAAACGATAGAAACGATAGAAACGATAGAAACGACCAGGGAACTTCTAACCGAAACGACGATATAAATCACCCAAGGGACATACAAGTAATGCATGATGGTGGATGGGTTGGCGGTGCAACAGGGAGAATGTTCAGCAATCTTAAAAGTGATGAAGTCCCAATTATAGGACAGTTAGGTGAATACATGTTAGATAGACAAGACGTATCTGAGATATTGAGGGGCGGCGGCAGGGGCGATACCACAATAAACATATCAATAAATCAAAATATATCAGACCGCTCTACAGCGGACTATGCGACGAATCAACTCATAGAGGCTATTAAAACACGTGGCCTAGTAGGAGGTTTTAGGTAGATGAAATACGGGGCATTGGATTTTCACGTACTACAAGGTAGTACAACAATAACATTTCAGCGAAATAGACAGGTTTTTCATTATCCCGGTACAGATATATCTGATTCTGTAGATTTGGGCCGCAGTTCGACTGTTATAGCAACAACTATAATAGCTTATACGGAAACAGAGATGAATAATATACTCGCAACGCTTGTAGCAGACAGTGAATTAGAACTCACATACAGGGATATGAAGTTCAAGAAAGTGAGACCTTCTGACCTTTCAGTTAACAGTCCCGTACAAGGGGAATGGAATATATCCGTTACATTCATAGCCCTTGACCCAGTACGATATAGTGTGTAAGGAGGTGTAGAGTTGAGTAAAACATTTCAAACAGGATATATATCCGTTTCAAATGGTCAAACAACGAATTTGGATTTATCGAATTATTCTAGACTAATTTCCACTCAAGTAAAATGGAAAGGTCAACAGGTTTCCAGCGGGTATACTTATAGTACCAATACCAATTCCAACAGCGGTACCAGTGGCGCTTTTGATGTTTTCCCGGCTGTGCCGTCTGGGTATAGTTTTTACAAACATTATTATAGTTTTTCTTGCACTTTCAGGAATGACGACCCTAATTTAAGTGGCCAGGTATGGATAGAATATGATGTCCCTGGTGAAGGTGTCAAGACGACATCACCGGTCGTCATAAATTCCGAGGAAACTAAAACCATATCCGCAAGCGGGTATGTATATTCCAATCATGTCAATGAAATCGCCACCGTTGCAGGAAGGGTGAGTTCGAGTTATATATCTGTAACTAGTGGCTCGGTCACGCTTAAAACAACTGGTAGGAAAACAAGCTACATACAAACACAAAACCCGTCTACCGTAATAAATGGTCAAACAACTACACATTCAGGAACATTAAACGACGGTGTCGAATCCACCTCATACACGTTAAGTGGGCTTGTTGTTGGGCAGAATAACAGTATTTTACACAATATAAGTGGTAGTGGTAAGGCATACATAGACATAACGTATGTAGTGGAAATGAAGCCGATAGTAAGTACTTTAGACCCTACTAATGTGTCATATTCTACAGCAACCTTAAACGGGAATTTGTCAGATACAGGCGGAGAAAGTACAAATGTTTACATCGAATATGGTCTTACGCAGAGTTATGGCACTGTAGTAGATTTGGGAGTTGCTACAGAAGGCTCATTCAATACGAACGTAACAGGACTTTCGTATGGTAAAACCTACTACTATAGAGCTTACGCGACAAATAGTCAGGGGACTACATATGGCGCACAAAAGACCTTTACTACACTATATCCCTACCTGTCTAGTCCTACACATAGTAGCCCTACTGACGGCTCAAAAACGAAAGATAGAAATCCATACTTTGAGTTCACACTAAACTCCAGAAGTGACAGCGAAAATACAGGCAATGTGCATGCCAGAGTACGTATATCAAACTATTTGAATATGGTTGACCCTATAGTTATCGAATCAAAAGATAGTCAAACTAATTGGGAGTATTGGAGTGGGAGTGCTTGGACGGCTTTCCCAGCAGGTGGGGTGCCGCAAGGCTCAAAAGTACGACTGAAACCTATTAATTCTTTACCGATAGGTACTTTGTATTGGGACACCGCAGCGTACGACGGCACGCATTACGGAAGCAATTCCACGCCATGGAGTGTTCGGATTCTTATATCCGTAGAAGATTTATATGTTTTACTTGTAGACAATAAGGATTATAAGGCGGTTAACATTTCTGTTATAGAAGCGTCAAATGGTCAAGTTGGGTCTATAAATTTCACGTTAAAGAATGCGGATAAAATCAGAAATAATCTAGCAAAATCATCTGCTATGGATAAAGATTCTGACGGCAACGGTGTCGTAGATGATTTTACGAGTCGAATCCAGGGTGGCGTAACAGGTAATTTTTCTCTAGATACTGTGAATAAGGCACAAAAGATTGATGCTGCATACAGCACATCATCCGGCAATGCCCAAATATATCAAGATATACCCGCTAAAGGAGGGGACATATTCTCTATTTCTGTAGAAGGTATGGTTGGAAATATTGTAGGTAATTCTTACGGCAACATAGCTGTAACCAGGTTGGATTCTAACCATGGTTACCTGTCGACATTAACAGATAAAACATTCTCCAACACCGGATTTACGACGTTAAAAATCGAAAACATAGTAGTTCCAGCAGATACAGCTTATATAAGAGTAAGACTTCAAGCGAATACATATAGTGGTAGTATTACTGTTACATATAGGAACTTATTAATCGAAAAATCTAGCACAGTAGGAAACTACATACCATCCGGGCAAGATTGGAAAGTCAAGTATGGTGATGAAGTGAAGCTAGCAGTTAATGATGTGCTGGGTAATACGGAAGAGTTTAAAGGGGTAGTCCGAGATAAAGCCGTGGACGGCTACTTCCTAACTGTAAAAGCCCCTACAGGTGCAGGAGTGCTATCAGAGAGATTAATTAAAGTTGATTATACCCCCCAAGACATTGGGGTTACTGTGAAAGCCATCATAGATACTTATTGCACCCCACTAACTTCTACAAATGTAAACACTACGACAGGTATATCCGCACCGATTACAGCTAAGGGTAAAACACCACTTAAAATTTTAGAAGAAATCAGGCGGCAATACGGCATATCATATTTTGTTGATAAAGACTGGGATGTGCATTTATACCAAGAATCCGATATAGCTGACTCGAAATTAACTGTACGATTTGGAGGTGCTAATTAATGGCTAAGTATTTTACGAATTTCAGCGAGTATACATCAGACCAACAACCGTCTGATTGGACCATAAGAGGTTCAACCTCTCCAACGTGGGTAGTCAAAGATGACGCCACGGCTACAGGTGGGAAAGTTTTAAACCACAGTGCCACTAGTTCTTTATACAGTTTTTTAACCTGGGATGATGTCGGGGTAACTAGTGACACCGAGATTGTAGCTAGGATTGGAATAGGTACAAAAGTTAGTGCATTTTTATCTTTTCTAACACTAAGATGTAATGGGGATGCAAGCGACCATTATTCGGCTATAGTACACGGAGGCGGATATCTTTATCTGTATAGGTATAAGTCTGGTGTGGGTACACACTTAGCAGGCACAACAATTGCACTTAATGCTAATAGTTATTTTTGGGTTAGGTTTAGGGTGAATGGAACATCGCTAAAAATTCGATACTGGATAGATGGTGCTACAGAGCCTTCTACTTGGGATATACAGTATATAGATAATTCAACCAACAAAATATCTACTGGAAATTCAGGTGTAGGTTGGTATTACAATGGGTATCAACCGCATAACTTTGATGTTATAAGCATAGGTACAGATGGAGACACAGCACCGACGACAGGGTTGGATGTCGCCACAAATGCAGCTACTAACATAACACTAAACAGTGCAACACTAAATGGTGCAATCAACTCATATACAACGTATGCCTACTCAAGATATTTTGAATATGGTACAACTACAAGCTATGGTACTGTTGTAGATGCTGGAAGTGGTGTTGGTGGTATCTATTCTGTTAACATTACAGGTCTTAATTACAGCACGGTATATCATTACAGGGCGTATATCAATGACGGCACTAACAACGTTTATGGTAGCGACCAAACGTTCACGACAGCTGATAGACCGATAATGAAACCTACAAATTTATACCCCCAAAATATTAGTTTGTTCTATCAAAATCCTGTAACTTTCACATGGGGCATCGACTCACAAGCAGTTCAAACACATTACGAGCTACGCTATAGGGTGGTTGGGGTCTCCTCATGGACGACGACTGGCACTGTGGCATCTACACAAAAACAGCATGTTTTTACTGCGGGGGCATTCTCACAAGATTCCAATTTTGAGTGGCAAGTAAAAAGTTGGGACAGTAGCGAGCCGGAGTTTTATGATTGGTCCGATATAGTTAATTTTAATACGATATACCCCCCATCAATAACAAATATAAGTCCGGCTAACAGTTCCGGTGTAAACGTAGGGTTAATTAATTTCTCCTGTACAATCACATCATCATACAACAGGAATTGCAGACTCAAAATAAAAATAGCTACAGACTCAAATTTCACTGACCCGGCAGAGTATACAGGGGTGTTTCAGAAAAGCGGTACAACACACACAATACAGGCACCTATAACACACGTTGGGACTTTATATGTTAGATTTATAGCAGAGGATAGTACAGGGCTGACAAAGCAGGAAGATATATCACTAAGTGTAACTCAACAACTGTATTTCATTAGTGAGCCAAACGTTAGTTTGCAGAGTCCACTCGCCACCCACGTAACTGTAAAAGTGAAGAACACGACTACAGAAGCAACAGCTAACATAACCCCGGAGCCTGCTGCTGATAAGAAAATTGAGAGGCTTGTTGAAATAGATAGTGGTGATGTCAACACTTGTACGACTGTAGCTCAAAAACTTATAGCTAGATGGGGCGTGGAGCAGAAAAATGTGTCAGGAGAAATTCTCCCGACTGCGAATCTGGATTTTAAGCGGAAAGTAAAAGTTGTTATACCACAGGCGGGAATCGATGAAGATATGGTGCTACAGAAGAAAGAACACATCGTAACGCAAGGTGTTACAAGGGTCGAGCTTGGTGATATATTGCTTAGCGATTCGGAGCTACTAACAAGAATATTAGACGAGTTAAGTTAGGAGGGGATTGATATTAACGACAAAGAATTTGAGATATTAGGAATTAAAAAATGGCACAAAGCCGGGTATACTGGAAAAGGTATAAAGATAGCTGAAATAGAGTCATGTATCCTGGACTTATGGTTATTTGATGGGAAGTTACACGACCCATTCGGTGAAGGTAAAAACGCGGGTCATAACAGCCATGGTCAGAAGGTTCTTGATATTATGCATCAAGTTGCGCCCGGGGCAGAGCTTTTCATGCTTCCTTCTGGTGTAAAAATTGAGGGTGGGCATACCACGGGTAACCTGATAGAAAAAACTCTTAAATACGCCGCTACAGAAGGCGTACATATAATAAATGCCAGTCTAGGAGGAGTTAATAACAAAATACTAAATGATGAAATGTTAAAGGTACGGGAAAAAGGCGTTGTATTTGTGACAAGTGCTGGAAATGATGGTTCTAAGGGCGTAAAAGGCTATGCTAAAAGTGATGTGTGGATTAGTGTTGCGGCGGTTCACTTAGAAGATAAAAATAAAATGGAATTGGCGAAATATTCGAGTACAGGCAAAGAGCTTGACTTTAGTTCCTTCTCAAACTTGAGCGTACATGATTCTAGAGAAAAAGGTCGGACATTCAAAGTACAAGGTACAAGTTTCAGCTCACCCCTTTTGGCAGGTATGCTCGCACTAGTTCAGCAGTTCTATATTGAGAACACAGGAAAAGCACTAAATCAAGATGAAATGTATAGATTTATACAGAAACACAGTATTGATTTAGGGGAGGTCGGATTTGATGAATACTTCGGGTATGGATTGTTTGTTCTTCCAGACCCGGAAATCTTGAAAAAGGAAGTGACAAAAGTGAATAAACCCGAAAAAATTATTATTCATCATAGCCTAACCAAAGATGGTGAAGTGAAGGACTATGATGCTATCAAAAAATACCATCTTAGCCAAGGCTACAACGATATAGGGTATCATTGGATAATCGAAAAAGTTAACGGTGAGTACATACTGCTAAAAGGGCGTGACGAGAAGGTAACAGGAGCGCATACAAAAGGAGAAAATGAACGAAGTATAGGAATATGCCTTGTAGGGAATTTCGACGAATACGAGCCAAATACGGAGCAATTAGACACACTCGTGGAGTTGTGCAAGGATATATTCGCAAGACACGGGAAAATGCCGATTGAGCCACATAGGAAATACGCCAATTATAAGACATGTCCGGGGACGAAGTTCCCACTTAATAAGGTTCTAACACGTGTATTCATGCAAAACACGCCAGATTTGAGTGAAGTTTCTGATTGGGCGAAGGAATCTTGGACTAAATCAGTGAAAATAGGCATAAACGATAGTAAAGGAGCTAAGAACTACGTTACGGAAGAACAACTCATGGTATTCTTCGATAGATTGGGGCTTCTAGACTAAAAAGGAGGACTGTTACGGAATGGGAGATATAGAGAACGTATTGAGTGTTTTAAAGGACTATGTCGAAAAAACGGACAGAATTAACAGAAGGCTAACCATAACAGCTATTGTGGCTATAGTTGCTTTTGCTATAACTGTAATATCAATGACTTACATATATTTCAACGTGGGTTATGGCTATGGTGAACTTGACCAAAATGTGAATCAAAACGTAAACCAAAACGTGAATATGGGAGGTAATGATTAATGGTGAGAAAACCAAGAAAACCTACAAAGCCCAGACCGAGGAGGTAACTAAAAAATGAGTGTCGATATTAACACACTAGAGAAAAGAGTTGAAAAATTAGAATATGTGTTTGATAATTTATCCAATAAATCGAATGGTCTTAAAACAGATATCGAAGTTATCAAGGCTGAAATTAGAACAGTTGTAGATGGTATAGGAGATTTAAAATTACAAGTTCAAAAGCTGTCGGAACTACCAGGCAGGCGTTGGGATATGGTAGTGGGGGCGTTAATAGTTGCTCTGGCAGGAGCGGTTATTACGATATTAACAAAGTAAAAAGGAGTGTACTAGAATGGATTGGAAGAAGAAACTTAGGAATTACGCATTATGGGCGGCTGTATTAGGCTTCGTACCACTTGTAGTAGACAGCTTAGGGGTATATGACATCAATGTAGTGCTACCCGGGAATTACGACGGACTCGTAAAAGCTTTTCTTAGTATCTTAGTTTTAGCTGGAATTCTTAACAACCCAAACACAGAGAACAAGGGCTTTTTAGACGATTAGAGAAAGAGGGGGATTTTTTTTTATCCCTCTTTTAAAAATTTTTACTTGACATGGGCTACAAATGGGTCTATAATAGAACTAAGAAGATAAAGAAAGGGGGTTTGGAAAATGGCAAGAGCAAATATAATCGGTATCGGTAAAGTGAATGTGCATATCATGGAAACGAACGGTAGATATACAGAGGTTAGTATATTAGAAGGTGTTTATGAGGGTAAAAGGGTTTGTGTTTACCATGATAGCCCTGTAGAGTGGGTATCGGGTAGTCCAGAAGAAACCATAAGGCATATATTCAATAAATATTTTACAGGCGTAGACGATTATGACCGTTCAGACGTAAGTGCTGTCATGAGTGAAAAAATAGTAGAGTGCCTAGAATTAGAGCCTTATGACTTCAACTTTAGTAAACTATCAAGGGGGGATAAGGAAAATATAACAGGTTTGGATTACAGAGAAAGTTGTATAAATACAAATTATATAAGAAATTACCACAGTATAGAGGCTATGCACTATGTTTTACAAAATTATGTCTTAGATAGACTTTCAGGAGGAAAGAACATTAAAAAACAACTCAAAAAATGGATAAATTTTTAAAATTTTTACTTGACATGGGCTATAAATGGGGCTGTGCTATAAGTAAAAAAAAAAAGGAGATTTTTAGAATGACAAAGATTGAAAAAATGTTAGATGAAAGGATTAGAGATTTAAATGCAGGGGGTAGAATTAAAGAGCTGGAATCATGGTTAATCGAAATAGGTATGTTATACGATAAAGGTAATGACTGGTTTGTATTACCGGACACTGTATTAGGTGTATACTTGAAGGTGTATCTCGATTACAACACAATCAATATTAAGTATGATTGGAAGAATTCTGACGGAGATTGGAACAATGACAATGATTATATATGGCATAGCTGGTCTATATATAAAGATGATATAAAGAGCGAAATAGAAAATTGCATAGCCGATGTAATTAATAATTGCACATATGTAGAATTAGAAAAATAAGTCGTCCTGGCGACTATAAACAGACTTTAAGCCTGGGGTGTTACAGGTCATAACGGCCTGTAGGTAGTAACTAAATTTACAGGGGGTAGGAAAATTATGAATAAAGTATTTGAAATTATAACCACGCCAGAAATGAGAGAGCTACCGTCAAAGGTCGCTAAAATGCTAGACGAATCACAAATAGTAGCTTTTAACGACAGTAATAGATATTATGAGATACTTGACGAGCTAAAATCTATGTCCGAACATTATGGTGTTAGTGCTTATGATATGCTCGATTTCGGTAATAGGTATTTAGCAAAGTTCGAGGGTGAACATTACACTTTAGTTGTATCGGTTTACCGTAAGCTATTCAGTGACAACAAAGTCTGGATAACCCGAAAACCTAATATCAGTTGCACAACTAAGTGTTTTGAAAGGAAAGTACAAAAGGATAAAGAGGGAAGGTATTACGTAAAATTCGACCATAACAAATTATACTTAAGTTTAATAGGTGAATGTTTTGAGGATGAAGAGTAGGGAGGAGGGCTTTAAATTGACTTTTAAAAAATGGCTGTTCTTAAATAGGGATAAATTAATAAAGCTGAATGGGAGGATAGGTTTTTACATTTGGTGCGATAAAGATTTTATATGCTTGGATTTTGGGAAACGTGGGGGTGTAACAAAGATTAAATGTGAAGAGATAAAGCAGTTAGAAGTCATATTTTAAAATTTAATTAAGTTTGAAATTTCATAATAGTACTAAATTATGGATTTGTGGAGGTCAAAAAGAAAAAGACACCTATTCGGTATCTTTGATATTCCTTTGAGATTTGATATATTCTTTCATCAATTCTCGAAGTTTATCAGATTTATCTTTTGCTAAGGAATCAGCTTTCACAGTTTGGTTGAAAGCTTCCCATAATTCATCAGAACAGCGAAAATAGCGTTTATTATCAGCCATGTTATACCTCCTGTTATTCACTTATATCGTATTTTTTTAAAACATTATTTTTATAAGATATATATCCAAATTGTGGATAGTTAGGGTTGTATGGAATGAATTTATCGTATTTTCTAGTTCCGATATAATATATTTCTATATCATCATTAGAAAAATATGATAAATCAATTCTTACTTCATTGTCATAACATGGAATAGTTATTTCTTTATTCAATATTGCACAATACACATACCCTTCAGCGTATGTATTCATAAAGAAACAAGTTTCTTTAGGGTAAAAAGCCTTTAGTTTAGAGTCGCTTGAATGATATAGCTTTTGACCTTTATATAATGTGATTGTTCCTGTTATACGTTCAGTCCATTCCATGTCTTGACCGTTATATTTTGCATCTTTAGAAATATATACTCTATCACCTTTTTTCATTTTAATACCTCTTTCAACTGTCTTATTAATTATATTATACACCCAATTGGGTGGACGGTCAAGAAGTTTTATGAAAACTATTAAAATATTTATTAGCAACGCAAAATTTACAATTAGGAGGGGGGGGGGCTGGCAATGTATCAAAGGATTGTTGATATTTTAGATACTGTGCTAAAAATTCTCACAGTCAATCTCGAAACTCATGGACTAAAGAAACTAGAAATATGGAAAGATGGGTACGTAACGGGGTATAATGATGGTTTACTAGGAGAAAGAAAGGTGTTTTGATTACACATAGGAGCAAAAGTTAAAGTTGATACGTTCTTGTATAGAGTTGAATGCGATATCACACTATAAACATATAAACATATAGACCTATAATATTAAATTTGATATGATGTTCTAGGGAGGGGGTGTATGATATAGACGTTAGATTTCGTATTAGGGAATCCGAGGAAGAATTACAGAAATTGGACGAAGCAATTGAAAAACTCGGCTATAAAGACCGAGCTGATTGGTACAGAGATATGAAACGCAAAACAATCGAAAGGGCAAAATTGGGAGAAGTTGAGGACATAAGAGTTTTATTAGAAGCGTTAATTGAAAAATTATAAGGGGGATTTTAAAAATGTTGAAGAAAATCGTAAAATTTATGGTTATTGGGTTTGTGCTATTGGTTGTTATAGGGACCGTAGCGAGTATGGGAAAAAAGGACGAATCACAGAAAATAAAAAATACAGCTACGGAAACAAAAACGTATAAAATTGGTGATGTTATAGAAATAAAAGATATAACGCTAACTATAAACAGTGTTAGTCAAAGTGAAGGCTCAAAATTTAATGAGCCTGATGATGGTAATATATTCTTCATCGTCAACCTTACCATTGAAAACAAAGGTGATAAACCTTTCAATTCAAGCTCTATGTTACATATGGGTCTAATAGACGCAGAAGGGTATGAGTACAACAACGTAATTAATACAGACGCAAAAGGGAAGGTGGATGGAGAAATTGGCCCCGGTCGGAAGCTAAGGGGTGAAGTTACATTTGAAGTACCTAAGGAAGCAACGGGATTAGAATTTGTATATGAACCGAATGTTTTTGGAAACGGGCAGTATGTAATACAACTAACAGACAACTAACAAACGTACTTCAAAATAGCCAACCGTCAAGGTTGGCTATTACTAGGATAGCAA